GATACTTTCGGTTATATTCTACGATATAGATATTTCTTTCATTATCACCTTTCTTAACTATCTGCTCTAATATTAATGCAACTACAAAACCAATTGCGTAGATGTAGAAGATAAAATTTAGAAAGCTAGATGAAAGTAGTAAAAGAGAAACCATTAAATTGTTACGAGGTCATAATATTTATTATATCATCAAACCATCGACATTGCAAGTTGTAATTCTCTTGCGTGTTTCAATTCATCCTCTGCTATCTCTGCAATCTTTTTATCTTCTGGATGATATGCAGAGTATTTTACGTAAGTTTCGTATGCGTGTTTCTCAATCTTCATATTGATATCATACGCATCTATTGGACTAATGAAATAATAAGCAACCATAATCCAATAGTAAAGAAGAACCAAGTGTTTAGCGAAGAATCTATCGATCCAATGCTCATTGCCTCCACGAGTTTCCATCTCCTCCAAGTGTTCTGTTTCATTTAATGCCTGATAGAAATGTTCCTTCATTAAGTATATATGGTCTTCTCCTCGTAGTCCAAGTGACTCACGAAAGTGAAGTACACTTATGAATGAGAAGTATGGTGCTCTTGCAATTACTTCAAGAACCCAGAATCTTTGAAAGTCTCTACCTCTGTAAAGAAAATCAATGATGTATATTGTGGTATCTAATACCCAAGTGTTAAATTGTTTCATACCCAAGCGTAATTAATTGATGTGTAAACTGCTATACAGATGAATCCAAATAAGATAGTTGTTGATTTGATAGGTAGATTTTTCATTTGACCTCCTTGATTGAGTCCAATGAAAAAGGATGTTCGTGTAGATACGGAACATCCTCTCTTGCGTGTTTTACTGCTTCAAATGCGTCTTCCGCATATTCACCAATTTCATGGTGTTCATTTTTTTGGTCGTGCCAACCGAGTGTGTAGTGGGACATGATAGTTTCAACTCCAGTACATTATTATTTAGTATATCATACTAGGTATAATTACGCATTGATGTGTGGACTCCCACACCTATCATATTCTTTTTCTTTTTATCTTAACAATTGAGATTCCTGCTATTAATCCTACAACTAATCCTAGAGATGCAACTGCAACTGTAGTGCTGAATACTAATTCAACTGGAATAAATGGTTGTGCTTCCCAAGTGCCTGGCAATGTATATACTGATGGGTTTGATCCAAAAATCATTTTTTTTTCTTTTCTCTATGTATATTCTAGCAGAATATTTTAGATTGGCAACTTAACAATTCTTATTTAAGTCCTCTGCCATACCACCACCTATCTCTGCACCTTGATTACCACTAAACATTGTTACCCAACCAGCAGCAACCCAACCAATAATGGGAATATTAGCGACGCTAGGAGCAACACTGGCACCAACACTTGAACCCACGAGTCTTCCTGTGTTTTCTGCTCCTCCGATTGCTTTGATACAAGCTTCGGATTTTCCGTTTGTTGTTCCTTCTGTAATTGTGGTTGATTTATTGTGAACTGCACCGTCCATCGTGTATTGCTCAACGACTTTAACTTTGTTGTTAGCCAATCCAAGAAACCCACCTTTAGTATTGCTGTCCCTTTCCACACGCATTACTTTTGGATCGTTTGCTTTATAACTTATCTTATATCCATTATGTCCGACTTCTGCTTCATATGATGTATAAGGACCAACTGGTAGGTTGATGCTTGGTAATTTACTTTGACGATTTGATAAAGAACCTATCATACCAATGTGGGATAAACCAATAAGTCCACCCAATCCCAAGGCGAACCATTTACCCCATTTCACTTCTTTCTTTTCCATTATCCTTTCTTAGGTGGTACAGAAGGAGCAAGAACCATTGGTGCTTGTTCTATTCTAATTGTTTGTGCGGGTGCTGTATTTGCTGCTTTCTCAATTAATACTTCCATATCTTTCTTGGATATACTTGCTCCTCCTCCTGATGATGCTGCATTCTTTTTCCTTTGTCCTGCCTCAACACCAAATGTAGCTAGGACCCCAGTAAAGACCGAAGCTATGAAAGTTGGATCAATATTATCCTGTTTCGATAGACCAGGAAATTGAACATAATTTAATGTTAATATTCCCCCTGCCCAAATTAGAATCCCAAGTCTTACGAAAGTACTTAGAATCGCCATTTGCTCTTCTTTGTCATCCACTGCCTCTTTTAGTTTACCTAGAGGACCTTTAGGTTTTACCTCTTCTTTCTTTGGTTCAGCCATACCGTTAAATACCAGGTAGCTTTATTTAGGTATCAACACATTTAACGTGAAATTATGGGATCACCATCGTCATCTTCGTCTTCTTCTTCAGGTGTGAATACCATCAACTCCTCTCCAAACTGTACTCCCTCCATTTCTGGATGTGGTGCTGGCATTCGATACGATCTCATCGCATCATCATAAGATTTTACTGGTTTCTTATCGAAAGTATTCAATGTTGACCTCATCATCATAAAAAAGTATACGCAAGTCATACCAAAGACTGCTGCAAACCCCATGAGGTATATAAAAACTGTTATATCATTCATCTAAATTAGTCCTAATGAACCTGCTGTTATTCCTATACAGATAAAAAATCCAAATTCTACTAGTTCTCTACTCCCAGATGGAATTGAATTCATACCCTTATTTAAATTTATCCAAATGCGATTCATTTATTACTAATTGTTAAGTTATATTATTTAGTATCTCTAACAGACGGGAAATATGTTAACTGTAAAGAGTTTGCCTCATCAAGTTTTCCCTCATCTCTGAGTCTTTTGATTTGTTCATCAATGGTTTTTAAAAATTCCTTTGAATGAGCGTTAGTCATCTGGTCTTGCCCTAAATTGTACAGATAAGATGTCTTCATACTTATAGGTTGGTTCAAACCACTCTAGATATTCTATAGCGATTGCATAACCATCAATCACATCTTTATTATCAGAACTCTCGCATAGAGTATGTATACGTTTTAATGCCCAGTCACGATTTAAATGAAGAGTTTTCTCCAAAGTTTCCATAATCTTTTCTCATGTAGCGACCTAGAATATTACTATTATAGTATAGTGGTGATCCATCGTCAAGTGATTCAGATAGAACGTTGTTCAAAAATAATTGTCTAGTCTCTTCGTAGTTACAATTCCCTTTTGTGGTATGTAAACTCAATATTTCTCTTCTAAAGATCTCTTTTCCGTATAATTTGAGATCATCTTTTAATTCTGGGCAAGATCCGTAATACTTTTTCCAATCGGATTCTTGTTTTTGTTTTCTTTTTTTGCCTTTGGGTGTTCTAAATGCCCAAAAGTATTTGCGACCAATGTATTGACGATTGATTATGGTATTTGTAATGCAATATACAAATCCATAATAGTCCTTGATGTCTCCACTGGTGAATATATCACCATCAAAAGTCCAAGGATTATCATATACCTCATTATTTATATCATTCATGATGTAGAAATAGGTATTTTATCTATTTTTTAATCTAAAATCCTCAGTCACACCAACACCAGGTTGATAGTTCTGAGGATTTTTCTTTGCAAGTTTAACTGACTTTAGACCACCGATGATGTCAGCACGATTAATAACAGGTTTCATAATTATTTAAAAAAGTCTTTTGTCATTTCGCCAGTAGGATCTCCAAAAACTCTAGGTGTTTTTTTAGTTTTTTTACTTCCCATACCTTGTGGATCAGGTAAGTTTGGTAATATTTTTTTACCCTTTTCAGTCATCTTTGGTTGATCAGAGTATTTTTTATTCAATTTTGGATCAGCAAAAATACCTTCTTTTTTCTCCTGCACAATGCCTTGAATAGTTTCTGCATCCATCTCAGTCATTACATAGTTTGCTTCTTCGATTGTAGCAACTTGTTCTGAAGATAGCAAGTATTCAAGAACAATATCATAAGGAGTATACTCTTCCATTGCTGCTTTTTTCTCTGCTCTTTTTGCTTTGAAAGCAGCAAATTTTTCTTTTGCTCTTGCTCTCATAGCATCTTGATTTGATTGTTTGACTTGAGCAATAGT